AAACCTCATTCCCTTACTGTGTGGTTACAGTTGAAAGCAATGACTGGTCAACAAAGAGCTTCAGTGGGCAAGAGCATAGAGTGAGAGTTCAGACTTTCAGCCGCAAGCCTACAGTGACCGAGTGCTTAAACGCACGTAAACAAATTCTATCTGCACTTGATAGGCAAGAAAGTAATATATCTCTGGATAATGGCAATCTTGTTTATTGCCAGAAAACAGGGCTTGCTACTGCTTTCCGTGATGACGACAACGGATGGCAGAGTGTGGTAGAATTAAGCATAACAGTTCAACCGTAAACTTAAAAGGAAAAAATACAATGGTAGCTCAAAAAGGTAGAGACCTGATTATTAAGCTTGGTGATGGTGGCGGCCCAGAGACGTTCACAACTATCGCAGCTGCAACAACGAACTCTTTTACAATCAATAACGAAAGCGTAGATATTTCAAACAAGACAGCAGGCGCACAACGTCAGCTTCTTGAAGGCGCAGGTATTACATCTATGTCTACGACTATTAGCGGTATCTACACTGTAGACACTGAGCAAGACCTTCTTGAAGAGGCTGCTTTTGGTAACACGCATAACAACTTCCAGCTTGTTCTCCCAGACGGTGCCTCAAATATTACATACGAAGGCTCTTTCATGGTAGCATCGTATGCATACACTGGTGAGCACAATGGTGCTGTTACTTTCGAAGCAACTCTTGAAAGCGCTGGTGACATTACTAGAACATAAGAGGGTAAACTATGACACAGACAAACGAAGTTAAAGGCACTATTAGCTTTAATTACGACGATAAAACGTACACGCTTAAAGCAGACCATAACGCACTTATGGAAGTGGATCAGCTTTTGGATTGTGGCCTTATTGGTGTAATCAACAAGCTAGGTGGCGATGGCCTTAAAATTGCAGAGATTGTTGGCATTATTGATGCAGGATTGCGTGCTAACGGTGATTCCCGTCTTTCAAAGGCTGAACTTACTCAGGCTGTGTTTAAACTAGGTGTACCAAGTTGTCATAAAGTTGCTTCTGAGTTCTGTACTATGCTGTTTATTGGCGTAAATGCAGACACAGAGGAAGACTTGGGAAAGTAGTATCTGAACGGTTGGAGACAGCGTCCGCTTGCCTAGGGTGGACGCCAGCCGTTTTCTGGGACAGCTCTATTGCAGAGTATTTTATTTGCCTTAGCGGTTATGGTAAGCGTAACGGCTTAATTAAGGACAAAATGACTAAAAACAAGGCACTTGATATAATAGATCAGGTAAGGAAAAACGAGAGAGCAAAGAATGGCTGAACTTGAAAAGCTTGTGGTACGGATTGAAGCTGACACCCAGCAGATTCAAAAACAGTTAAAAACTCTCGAAAAGAACCTTGGTAATACAAAAAGTCAGTCAAAAGCCCTTGAGAGTGCACTTGTAAGGACTGCTGCCAAGGGTTTTTCTGTTGCTGCTGTAGCTGCTTTTAGCAGGTCGATTGTTGTTGCAGGTATGGAAATGCAGGCTCTTGAGAGCCGCATGCTTGCTGCTACCTCGTCTGCTGAACTCTCTGCCGAGGCTATGACTTTCATCAAGAGAGAGTCTGACAGGCTTGGTCTTTCTATTGTTGATAGCTCAAACGGATTTGCTTCATTTAGTGCAGCCGCCCTTAGGTCTGGGCTAACAATGACGGACACGAAAGACGTGTTCTCTGCTGTATCTGAAGCGGTAACAGTTCTTAAGCTAAATACCGCTGATGCCAACCTTGTATTTAACGCTATGTCACAGATTGCAGCTAAAGGTGTTGTGAGCATGGAAGAGATGCGACAGCAACTTGGTGAGCGTATTCCGTTTGCAATGGCTGCTATGGCTGATGGTATGGGAATTGCCCAGAGTGAGCTTATTGAGCTTATCAGCTCTGGTGAGCTTGCTGCAAAGGATGCCCTTCCTGCCCTTGCAAAAGGTTTAAGGGATGTTACAGATGAATCTGTAGTTATGGCATCTGATAGCTTGCAGGCAAATATGAACAGGCTAAACAATGCTATATTTGAGCTTAAGACAAGTATTGCTCAGAGTGGTTTGATTGATTTTCTTTCGGATGCCGCATCAGTTTCTGCAATGTTCTTAAAGAACCTGCAGGAAGCAAACACTATCAACCTTGGTGAGAATGTAAACAAAACCAATGTTGAAGAATATTTAGACAGTTTAAGAGAGCAAGAAGAGCTAGAGTCTCGCATTGCAAGGATTACTGAACGTCTTAAGCAGATGCGAGAAGATGAATCTGGCAATGTTATTGGCAGAACTCGTATCGCCATTCAAGAAACTATACTTGAAAACGCTGAAAAAGAGCTTGAAAAAATAGAGGCACAAACACTAGCACTTCAAGAAAAGGCAGGTGTAGCTAAGGAGTCAGCAGAAGAGCTAAGAAGACTGAACGCTGAGATTATGGCAAGTGGTGCAACCATGGTCGCTGACATGGGTGTTAATATTGTTCCTGACTTGGCAGGCGAGGCCGCAGGAAATCTTCCAGACGCTTCAGCACTTGGTATTGACTTTGATAAGCTAGACAAAGAGCTAGAAGGTCTACAAGGCCACTTTATGAGCCGTGAAGAGCTAGAGATTGAGCATCTTACAAGGCGCATGGAGACACTTCAAGAGTTTGCTGAGATGGAAAGTCAGCTTGATGCAGATCAAAAACAGAAGCTTCTTGATGCAGCCAAGGTGCACGCTGATGCTATTGTTGCTGTTGAAGATAAGATGGCGAAAGATAAAGCCAAGACTGAGGAAAAGTTCCAGAGAGCTGTTGCGAGCATGCGTGAGAAAAACTTTAATATGGCAGTTGGAATTGCAAAAGATTTATTTGCTGAAAACAAGGCGGCATCTATTGCTCTTATTGCTTTGGAGAAAGGTGTTGCTATAGCAAGAACTATCATGCTTACCCAAGTTGCTGCAATGAAAGCAAGGACTGAACTTCCGTTTCCATTAAGTGAGGCATATGCAAAACAGATTGAAATGCAAGGTGCATTAAGTGTTGGTCTTATTGCCGCACAGGGTATTGCACAGTCTGCATCTGTTTTATCGAGTGGAGGATCAGGTGGGGGAGGTGCGGCAGGTTCTGCATCAAGTTCAGCAAGTGAGGTGACGGCATCAACTCAGGCTTCTGGGGCAGTAGCATCAAAAAATGTAACTATCAATCTTGGCGGACGTGCATTTATCAGCCGTGAAGAGGTTGAAACAATCGTGAATGGCATATTAGAATATGAAAATGACGGTGGAACAGTAAGGGTACTAAATTGAGTTGGGTTTTCTCTACCCCTGCAAAGGGCGCAAACGTAAACGCTAATGAGTTCCGCATCTTGTGGAGCAATCTTTTCGATTCTGCCACATCTGTGACAGCATCAAGCGAAAACAGTGAGTTTCCTGTTGAAAATGCTTATGACTGGCTTCTTACAGACTTTTTCCAACCTGCTGCAAGTGGTCAATATACCATCACATGTGTTTATAGCACGCCTGTAACTGCGGATTGTATGGCGTTCTATGGTACAGACCTAGATGCAAACGGAGGTACAATCAAGCTTCAGTATCTTGAAAGTGACTTGGTTACATGGACTGATGCATCAAATAACATCACTGTTACAGGTACAGAGCCTTATGTTGAGTATTTTACAAGCCAAACATCCACACAATGGCGTTTTGTTATTGATAGCACGCCTGTAAGCTCTATCGGTCATTTGTTCTTTGGTGAATACATGGGGCTTGAGCTTGGTGTATGGGAAGGATTTACCCCGCCTAAGTTTCAGCGAAACAATGAGTACATTACGAACGTAAGCCAAAGCGGAAACTTTATTGGCCGTTCCATTGTGTATGAGGCAGGTATAGTAAACCTAGCAGTAGACTACATGACAATGGACTGGGCCAGAAGTGACTGGCTTCCATTCATTAAGCATGCAGAGCAGAAGCCATTCTTCTTCACTTGGAATAATGCCAACTATGGTACAGAGCACGCCTTTGCATGGAGCAACAATACAAGCTTCTCAGCAAGCAACCGTAAGCGTTCATTTATGCAGGGCAGTATCAGTATGAGGGTATTGACTGAATGACATACAGCAACCTAAAACAGAGCCTTGGGCGCATTCCTGTATCAGTTGTAGAGATTGATGCTGATACATGCACCCTTACCTATGGTAGCTCACCTTGTACGGCTGCAGTGGGTGTTACAGGCTCTCAGAAATGCTTTAACACCTTTAAGACATGCCAAGATACGGCAAACTTTAATAAAGGCACTAAAACTTTTAGGTTTATGACGCAGAGCGCAAAGGTGCCTGTTGGTGTTAATGTATTCCCATGTGTGGAGAAGATCAATCATGTACCTACGAAAATTGATATTGATGGCCTTAGTGTGCGTGCTACCGTTCGTATCACTATGTTTGATTTTCCTCACCATGATCGTGGTGTTGACCCTTATGTAGACGAGAGAAGTTATGACCCATCAACGCAAGGCACATTCTGGGGCAAGTTTAAAGCAAGAAACCCATACACAGTTGGAAGAACAATACGAGTTAAACACGGATTTATCTCACCTGACGGCTTTGATACTGGCTTTAATACTGACTTTGATAGCCGTGAGTACATTATTCAAACGATAGACGGGCCAGACAGCAACGGAAAGGTAACGATTACCGCAAAGGATGTTCTTAACCTTGCAAGTAACGAAAAAGCAAAAGCACCAGTACAGAGCACTGGAGTGCTTGATGCTGCCATTACTGACGTTGCCACCAGTATGACGCTAGATGATGCCTCAGACTATCCTACAAGCGGTTTGGTGCGTGTGGGTGATGAACTCATATCCTACTCTGGGAAAAGCACTAACACGCTGACAGGATTGACCCGTGGCGAAAACAACACAGTAGCGGATTCACATGACGCAGATGATGAAGTGCAGCTCTGCCTTAAATATGATACTGAAACGGTGCCAGATGTAATTGAAGACCTTCTTGTAACCTATGCAGGGATTGATTCAAGCTATATTGATAAACCTACATGGGATGCAGAGGACGCTTACGCAAGTATTGATTTGTTTACGATTATTACAGAGCCGACAGGTGTTACTGACTTGCTAAAAGAGCTTACAGAACAAACAAGCTCAAACCTTTGGTGGGATGATAGAGAGCAGACAATTAAGCTTAAACCTATTCGAACACCTTTAGCCTCTGATATTATCACAACTTTAACGCCTGATGATATTATTGACGGTACTGTTAAGGTGGTTGAAGAGCGCAATATGCAAAAAACAACCATTGTATTCAGGTATGGTATTTTTGATTACACACGTGATATTGATGAAAACACGAACTATCGCAACACATACCTGACAACAGACACAGATACAACGGGCGCAAACCAATACAACCAAGATACACAGTACTTTATTTACAGTCGTTGGTTGAATGATGATGTGACTTCACAGGGGATTGCTGACCGCATGCTTACACGCCTTAAGGAAGTTCCTAAACGTGTTACTTTCCAAGTGGATGCGAAGAACAACAGCCTTGCAACAGGTGATGTGCTATACTTGAGAGTGAGAGAAATACAAGATTCAAGCGGTGCAAACGCAACAGGATTGTATATTGTCACCGAGGAGAAGCTAATTGGCACGGGCGATAAGTCACAGTATACGTGTATTGAGTTTAATACTGGCCTTTCTGGCTCTGCTGTGGCTCGTCTTATCGCCGACAACGCACAGGTGGACTATACGAGTGCCACGGCTGATGAACAGGCGACATACATGTTTATAAGTAATGCAAGCGGTCAACAGTCAAATGGTGACACTGGCGGCAGAATTGCTTAAAATAGAGGCATAAGGAAAAGAATAAATGACCACTTATACAACCATTCCAGATAGCGATGTTGATGTAGATTCTCCAGTTACGGAGGAACTTGTCACTGCACTTAGAAACAACCCTCTTGCTATTCAAGAAGGTGATGCAACTGCGCCAAAACTGGCTTTTCAGGCTTTAAGGTATCAAGAGTTTACGGCTAATGGGACATTTAATGTTCCTTCCACTGTAAATAAGGTTAAAGTTGAAGTCATTGGTGGCGGCGGTGGTGGCGGTAAAACCTCTGGAAGTGGTGGCGGTGCAGGTGGTTATGCAAGTGCCATTTTGACTGTTACCCCTAGCTCTTCTATTTCTGTGACTGTTGGTGCGGGTGGTATTGGTGCAACTGGCGGCACTGAGGCAGGTACAGACGGAGGTACAAGCTCATTTGGTTCAAGTGTGTCGGCTACAGGAGGTAAAGGTAGTGATGGTTCGAGCTTTCCTGCTGAGGGTGGTATGGGTGATAGTAGTGAGCTATCAATATTGCTTCTAAGGGGTACTTTTAGCGAGGGCACTTCAGGAGGCGGTGGCGGCAAGGGTTTTGCTGGTTCAGATGGGATAAGTTACAGTACAGGGGCGGGTTCATCATATGGTGATGGTGGTCAAGGTGCTGCAACTGGAGATGCGTTTAATGGTAAGCATGGTGTTGTGAGGGTTTGGTATTAAAATGACTTCTAAGTTTTTCGATTCAGTTTTTCAAACGGTAAGTGGCAGAACTCAACCTGTATCTGGTGCGCTTGTTTACGTGTATGAGACAGGTACAACAACGCTTGCAACTATCTATGAGGACGATGGCACAACAGCGCAGACAAACCCTATCACAACTGATTCAAATGGTAACTATGAGTTCAGGGCTGATGATGATGTTTATGACATTAGAATAACGTACAGCGGATTCGATAAAACATTTTCAGGATATACTATTGGAAGTTCTATTGCAGATGGTGCAGTTACTACAGCAAAGCTTGCTGATGATGCTGTTACACTGGCAAAAATGGCAAGTGGCACAGCAGGTAATCTTATTACCTATGATGCGAGCGGTGATCCTGAAAGTGTGGCAACTGGTAACAGCGGTGAAGTTCTTACATCTAACGGGGCAGGTTCAGCACCTACTTTCCAACCTGCGGCAGGTGGTGGTGGGACTAATACACCTTACTTTAAGGCTCGCATGAGTGCTCTACAGTCAATTGGAGCCAGCACAGAGACAAAGATTCAGTTCGATACTGAGATTTTTGATAGTGATGGTGATTATGATCCGACAACAAACTATAGATTCACTCCTCAAACAGCTGGAAAGTACAATGTTCACATAAGAATCAACCTTCAAGGTAATGGTTCAGATATGCGTCTTATTTTGTATAAGAATGGCACACAGGCAGAGATTACAAAGATTATTGCAAGTTCATCAGCAGGTGGGTTTATGCAGCTTACAACATCGATTGATATGAACGGTACTACAGACTATATTGAAGCGTATGCATATACAAACGCTGCATCATCAAGAAATATTCTGCACCAGACAAACTATGCTGGCGTATGGTCATCTATCTTCATGGCAGAAAGGATTGCTGAATAATGCACAAAGCTATTGTTATGTATCTTGCTGATAATGATGAACACGGTGATGTGTTTTCATTGGCTGACAATTTAGACGGTAAAGGCACGGTTATCTCACGATGGGAAACTGATGTTAAAAAACCAACTAAAGCGCAAATTGCAAGTTACCAGAAAAAGGTAGACGCAGAAGAATCATTAAACGCCTATAAAGGCGCAAGAGTTAGGGAATACCCTGCTTTTGGTGAGCAGCTTGATGCATTGTGGCACGCTATGGATAGAGGCGAATTGCCACAAGTTGAGGGTTTTTATGATATAATCAAAGCAGTAAAAGATAAACATCCAAAAACTGAGGTTTAACTATGGCAGATAAAGCATGGACAGCAAGTTCTACACGTGCAGGCGTAAGCGCAAAGATTCGTGAGTGGAAAGTCACTATTGATGGGACTGATAACGCTACAGAGGTTCTGACAATTGACCCTCTTTACAATGTTTCAATTACTATCAATCATGGTGGTACAGACACGCTTACAATCGGCCTAGCTAACGATGAAGCTGAAACGATTATTGATGCTGAAACGGCTGATGCTGATTACGCTAAGTCTTTGTGCATTGGCTTTACTGCAATTAAGATTTCTGGGGCTTCTGCTGCGTCACATGATATTACTGTGACTGAGGTTGAAAAATAATGAGTTTAAAACCAGCACTTTCTTCTGCGTTAAGGAGCAATTGTTGCTGCTCCTCTTCATCTGATAGTGGTGGTGTTGATTATAATGTTGCGCCTGAAACAGAGTTTTATTGGGACTTTACTGAGGCTCCAGTCAGTGACCAGTATACAGACAAGATTAACTCACACGTTATTCAACTTGGTGATGGTTCAGTAAACAAACCTATTTTCAGCCTTAACAAACTGCTTTTTGATGGTTTATCATACCTTACTGCTGTAACCGCAAATAATGCATTTCTGAATGGTTTAGCAAAGGCAGGATCAAAATACACGTTTATTTTTGCAGGTAAGCAGTCAACCGTTGCAGCTCTTAATGGTCTTTTTGCAATCAATAGGCAGAATATTCAAACGGCAATGTCTGTGTATAGGCAAAATAGCTCTTTATCTAGTAGGCAGGTTCAGTACTTTAATGTGAACACTTTCACAAGTCAAAATAGCATTGTGGAGGCTGATCTTACTGCTAAAAACATTCTCATTATTATGAGTGTTGATGTGGATGCTGGCATTATAAATTGGTTTATCAATGGTGTTGCATACACTGCAAGTAATGTTCTTGTTAAGGCTATATCTGATCCAACTGATGTATTTATTCTTTGTGCAAGATATAATATCAGTGGTGTTCCTTTGTATCCTTTAAGTAATGGTTGGGAAGTGCATGGCATCGCATTTACAAGTGGTTTGACTGACGCAACAGGTGCGGCATCAATTAAAACAAACATTGAGGCCATTACAGGCCGAACATATTAGGGAGAAAGTAAATGAAAGTTATTATCAAGGTTTCATTGTCGGTTTGTATGCTGATGATTGCCTTTGCTTCAATTGCGGTTGCTGCAGAGCCAATGGGACGTTTTAATGCTGCACTTAATAAGCAAAAAATTGTCATGGTTGAAGGCTGTACTTTTTTAACATCTGCCTCAACTTGGCATGATGTGGTCAGTGATGGTGTATCAGATACTCTTGCAGGGATTAAGGATGCCAAGGGTGAGCAGAATGCAAGCCCATCTTTTTTTGAGGGCAAGGCTTTGATTGAGGGACAATAATGCCACAGTCAACGTGGGAAAAATCAGGTATAACATACGAAGTGGATGACGGTCTCATGCAGGCCGTCACTACTATTGATGCTACCAATACAGAAACTGAGATGTTAGAACTGCGTGCAGATGGTCGCACATGGTTTGAAGTCATTGGTGGAAGTGATTCAATCAGCTTAGAATACACAACAAAGCGGAATCCATCTTCATCAGATTTAGTGCAATACTATAGAGAAGATGGTACACCTCTTACAATTCTAAACAACTACTCTAATGCTTTTAGGCGCACTGTAACAGCCATTAAGTTTTCATTTAATGACACGCCTTCTGGATCTGCTAAAATTATTGTTACGCAAGAGAAGGTTAGGTAATGGCTCTTTTATATGAAGAATACAAACATTTTACCAATACTGTAATTGTTAAAACTCCTGAAGATTTGAAGGATATTGATAGCACTAAAAACTATATGGTTGATGGTGCGATTGATATGGGTACCACTCAAATCAAGGTCCCTGTAGATGGCATAAGCATTTCAGGTTTAAACGGTGGTCGTGAAGTTTGCATTCTTTATAGCAGTGAAGACAACTACACAATGTTCATCAATGATGATGGTGGGTTTGCAGGAAATGTTTTAGCAGAAAGCATGACCTTTAGAACAACTGGTACGAATAGCAAGCTGTTTGACTTGGACAACAACGGCTTTAATGGCTCTTTTGAGTTTGTTGGTGTAAATTTTGGTGGCTTTGGGTCTGACTTTACTGAATCACTTGGTAGCCTCACTTCTTATAGACAGATATTTATGGAAGCTTGCGGATTCTACAATGTTAAAGACGGGTTTACATTGAACGGCTCTTTCTCAGGTCTTGTTATTCAGAACAGTAACACTATTGGCACAGATGCCTTCACTCTTCTTAAAGAAGGTACCTCCCTCACGTTCTCAGGTTCTGTAAGATCAAACATAAACTTCCTTAGCGTCAACACATCAAGCGTTCTTATGGATTTTCAGGAAAGTAACATTCTTCTTAAAGGTGGACTTTCATTGGAAAATGTTAGATCAGGTGCTGATGATGCCCTTCCAAGCATTACGGGTTCAAGCACATACGCAAGGTTTAGAAACTGCTTAGGTATAAGAAACACCTATGTAGGAGGACAGTGGTCTGTATCAACTGGAGCAACAACGGTTATAGGATCATCTGGAACATTTTATAAAATGGAGGGCACTACAAGCTATGTTGATATGCAGTGGTTTACATCCTCTGGAAATAACAGGTTTGTGTATGATGGTGATCAAACAATTGAGGTTGAGTGTAAAGGTATTCTAAGTTTTACAGGCGGCAATAATGACGAGATGGCTATTAAGTTCCGTAAATGGGATAATAGTGCCTCTGCTTGGGTGGATGGCGAATCATTTACATCTACTCTCAACGGTGGTGCATCTGGTACACGTTCTGAAAACCTTGGCTTTAACGCTTATTTTGAGGTTGATAATGGTGATTATATTGAAGTGTGGATTGCTAACAATAAGGACACATCAAACATTACGTTAGATGTGGGCGGACTTGTTTCTGTGACAGAGAGAAATAGCTAATTTTGCTAACAACTTATTGTTGCGTGTATAATAAAAAGAAAAGCCTATGGATAAAACTGAAGCGATTAAGAAGCAACTTGAAGAGATTATTGATGTTGCAGACGATATTGGCAGTATGGCAATGGTTATTTTTTGGAACGAAGGCACAAGCACAACACTGACGCTTGATTGTTCCCTTGAAGACCTTGAAGAAGTAAGGCACAACATACTTAGAGAAATGGAAAGCTAATGAGTGAGATTGGGCTTAAAGAGATATTTGACCACATGAATGAAAGGTTCGATGGACTTGATACAAAGTTAAATGGCCTTGATAAACGTGTTCAAAAGATTGAAAAAAACGCCTACTTACTTAAATACACAAAATATGTTGTTGGTTGCGCTGTGTTGTTTGCAGTTTTTGTGACAACGGATGGAAGTGTGACACAGCGTTGGCAGCGTGCAAAAGAAGCCATGTATGAAACAGTTATAGGCACGTCTCAATGAACTATAGAGAGCTTGCAAGAGAGAGCGTGATGGCCCATGAAGGATTAAGTCTTAAACCTTACCTATGCAGCTCAGGCAAACTTACAATTGGTTATGGTCGAAACCTAGAAGAAAACGGCATTACAAAAGAAGAAGCCCAGTTCATGCTTGAGCATGATTTAAAACATGCAGAGCTAGACGCAAGGGCTTTCTTTACACAGTTTGAAGAGCTAAGTGCCACAAGAAAATCTGTTCTTATTGATATGGCTTACAATCTCGGTTTCTACAGATTGCATAAGTTTAAAAGATTTAAACAAGCCCTAGAGAATCAAAAGTATGAAGAAGCCGCTTTTGAGATGTTAGACAGCAGATGGGCTGTGCAAGTTGGCACTAGAGCTAACACACTCGCTGAGAAAATGAAAAGAGGATAAAGGTATGGATAAGGTTAAAAACATTCTTAAAAAGAAAAGTGTATGGATTGCCATTGTAACAATTGTTGTTGCTGTTGCTGCTGAGTTTGAGCTTGATGCTGTTTCTGGTGCTATCTGCTCAGGTGCAGAACTTGCAGGGCTAGAGGTTGCTGATTGCGCTAGTGAGTAAATATCTAAACATTATTTCGGGGGTATTGAAGGTATTTACGCTTCTTTACTCCCGTTTTGTTATTAAAAGGTCTGTAGAAGCAAAGCAGGCTGAAAAAGTATCGGAGCAATACAAAGATGCTGAAAAAATCAATTCTAAGCCTTACAATGGCAAGCGTGGTGTTATTGAGCGGATGCGTGCTAGGAAAAAGTGAGCCTGTGCAATATTGTCCTGCGTTTCCAAAAGCAAGCGATGCCGTTATTGATGATCTTGAAAAATATATTCCTGCAGAAAGCCCGTACTGGTATTGGGGACATCAACTCCAAAACTTGGAAGACAAACTAGAGTTGTGCTTATAATAAATGTGCTAAGAAAAACAACAAAAGGCGCACATTATGAATAAGAACTTTAAGCTAGACAAACACCTAGAGTTTATTAAAGTCTGGAACGATTACAAACAATTTCCCACTGTTGAAGAAGTCTCCGAACATTTAAACATCACATACGATGCAACACGCAGCAAAGCACGCAGATATAAAGCTTTAACACTCCGCTATCCAGAAATGAACCTCCCACCAATTCTAAACCGTAAAGACACAATAGACGGACAAGCGGTTTACTACGATCATATTGATACAAAGGGTCTAGACCTATCCAAGGTAAAAACAAAGCGTTTCTTTATCACAGGCGCACAATATGGAGCAGAAGTAAATGTAAGGCTGTTTGAGAGCGTTAAGAACTATTGCAAACGCAATAATGCTCAATTGATTATCTTGCCCATGAAATACGGATCAGGATTCCCAGCATTGCATGAAAGCATTAGGGAATATGCTGTATATAACAATCATACTTTAAATGAAAACTTAAACCTTAATTGCATCACTTTAAGGCCAACTCTTGTAAACCCTCTATCAAGCATGGAAAGAACTGGCGGTGAACGAAGTCAGATATTCGCACATCCAAAACATGCAATGCAATTTGTAGCCCGTGGTGCTAACGAGTTTCCAAAAGCCATCATGACAACGGGCAGCATTACATACCCTGAGTACATGCCAGACAAAACAGGCAGGATCGCAATCCGTGATCATTCTTTCGGTGGCGTTATTGTAGATATACAAGATGACAAGCATTTTACATTTAGGCACGTAAAGGCAGACGAATACAACAGGCTTTACGATGTGAGTGGTGTGTATGCACCTGACAGCATGAAGAAACGAACCAGAAGCCGCCCTGTGGCCCTTGTGTGTGGTGATTGGCACACGGGACATACTAACAAGGTTGTGAGAAAGGTTACTTTTGGCAAAAAAGGCATTGTTGAGACGCTAAAACCTAAAAGCATATTTATGCATGATTTTTTTGACGGTCGTAGTATCAGCCACCATGATGAAAAGAATAATATGCTCATGGCTAAGAAACAAACGAACGGAGAAAGGTGCCTTGCAAGTGAATTGGCCATGTGCGTTAAAGAAATGCACAATATATTGAACGCATCATGTGGCGCAAAGCTATATGTGGTGGCAAGTAACCATGATGAACATTTAGACAGGTACCTTGCAGAAGGTCGTTACATTAAGGATTATACAAACTTTGAGTTCGCACATAAGCTTGTAGGTAAGGCAATGAGAGAACAAAAGCCTGCATTTATCGCGCACATGCAAGAACACTTCCCAGAGGTTAAGTTTTTAGAGCGTGATGAAGATTGCTACAAGGCAGGTATTAAGCTAGATATGCACGGGGATCAAGGAAAGAACGGCTCAAGAGGATCAATAAAGCAGTTTGATACAGTTTGCAGCGGTACTGTAACAGGTCATACGCACACACCTGCTATTCAAGGGACAGCCTATCAGGTTGGTACAAGCACAGATTTAAAGCTTCCATACACCAAAGGGCTTTCAAGTTGGGTAAACACACACGCTGTTGTATGGGAAAACGGAACTGTTCAGCTCATAAACATCATTGATGGGAAGTGGAAATGATACCGATTGGGCGCATTTCACAAGGTGACATCTGCGTCGGCCAGTGAAAAATAACTCAATAAAAACAAAAGCCCCCTAATGGAGGCTTTTTAATATAAGACCTAAGCCTTATACGAGATATGATCATTCAAATGCATACATATCGGATGTCAGTAGTTACATTATACACCAACTGTTACTTTATACAAATCATCAAACAACTCGAACTGATGTCTCTGCTCTGGCATATCACCTTTTTCCATTGCTTTAATAACCTTGCGTGCAATGCTAGGCTTAATCTCGTGTTGCTCGTTTAGAACGTCAAGAATGTCTTTAAGCTCTGCCTTTGCTTCATCAATTGTACGATTCACAGCAAGAGCCTGTTTAAAGTACTGCTTTACTTTGTCCTTATCATGTTCAGATGCGATATGCATATTATTTCTCCTTTTTGTTTCTGTATTTCAAATCCAGTACACCTGACCATGCACCAAAACCAATAGATTTCGCAAGGGCAATTCCTGCCGCTGCCTCGTTACCTTGCCAAGTAAAGTAAACGCTCATTGCAAGCTCATACCATGCAAAGGCTTCAGCGACATGCTGCAACCTAATCTTTTTCAAAAACTTCATTTATTCATCCCTTTGTTTAACCATTGCGCGTGAGCCACAAGAAACTTGTAACTACCAATACGATGTTCTTTTATTATATTGATATGGTCAATATTGTCACGCCAAACTTTTCTACGCTCATTAATGCAATTGCACGTCTTTAATTGTTGTTTTACATGTTCTATACGTTCGTGCAGTTTCATAATCAAGAATTAGCTTTCTTATATGTTTTAGCTCCTTGCAAAATGCTTTGTTATCATCTCGTCTGAACTTGTGGTATCGGTTGTTTATAGCCCTGCGTTCAAACAAGGCTATTTGTGTGTCTATGTAGTTAAGGATGAGTTTATTCATCTTTCACAAACACCCCATCTACCATCTTACCAGTTCTATCTTTAATCTGATCATATGCATATGCAATGCATGTCTCAATATCTGTTCCCTTTTGTGCAGCAAGGATGGTAAGCACAACAACAACGTCTCCTACAGCATCCTTAAACTTCTCTGCATCGTCTTCAATAAGAGCGCGTACAAGCTCCCCTGCTTCTTCAAATAGCTTCTCAGATTGTGCAGCAGGTGTTGCCCCCTTAATTAGGTTTCTATCATCTGCCCATTGTTTAATTAGTTTAAAGTGGTTCATTTTGTTTTCTCCTCTATAAAACCTTTGTTGATTAAATACTCTCTCATACCCCTACCAAGATCTTCTCCTACTCTTGCAGAACCTTCTTTCCCATACCATGCCTGCATTGAATATGCGCAGACGTTAAGGATGCAATAGAATGATCCGAGTAGCCATATAAGAGCCATAACTGTGCTTTTAGTTTCGTACATCACTCTTCCCCCATCTTAAACTCGTGCGTCCATTCTCCGTTGATTTTGAATTGCAGAAAGTGGGTTGGGTTCCAAGGATACAGACAATCACATGCTGAATACGCCCATTTATGAGTACCGTTTGTAAAATGCTGGATAACACTACAATAGATATTCTTACCGTCTGTCGCAAGGATTTTACCTTCTGGAGCCTCACTGATCTCTCTCAGTCTGAATTCACCTTTCATCACTCACCTCCTCCCAAGCGGCTTCTGTTGCTGCTTTAAGCGCACATATCATGGGCCATTGATGTGTTTTAGTGTTGTTTTCTGATTCTTTTTCATGAATCAGATAAGCCTCAGAAACCATAAGGCCGCTAGGCTCCATCATAGCCTTGGTGAATTTAATGGCTTGGAGTTTTATATCCTCCATGTTAAGTTCGTGTCTCCAGTACTCCTTATCAACACCTTCGTTTAATCCAGTCTGTTCACTAAAATTAATCTTTTTTCTTTCACAATCCGAGACAGCCCATTCAATCTGCTCTTTAGTTAGTGTCATTTGTGTGTTCCTTTCTTTAAGGCTTCAGGGTGACTGCACGTTGCTGGATGAATTGCTTCTACCATTTTTTGTAAGGCTTCTTGCGCCAAAGCTCTTGCTTTGTGTTGTTGCGGATGATACGCACGAACCGACATCATTGTCGGATTGTGGAGTACCGTCACCCAACAAGGGTTAGAACCGCAATGCCACATACCTTTATTTGGTTTATCTTCTGTACAAGCAATTACCTCGTAAGCCTCATCAATCTCTTGTATCGTTGGTTTCATCCTACTCGCCTCCTTCTTTTGGTGGGGTTTGTTTTACCGCAGCTAAAACATCGTCTATTACCTTGTTGTAATCTACAGCCGAACTATCAACAAAATAATCCCCATGTCCAGCATAGACTTTTTCTGGATATTTTAAAGATACCAATTTGCTTTCCAAAGCCTTCAAAGCCTTCGCCACTTCCTCTGCAACGTGGTCGGCTAGAGCTTTACTTTGCTCATTCAAAATTTTATCAAAAGCGTCCTTATAAGCGTTATGCTTCAAGTCCTGCTCACCTAAATCCTGTCCATACGCCATTATACGCAAAACCAAATCCCGTTGCGCTTGTGTTGGGTTAGTCGTCATTTTCTGAGCTCCATTTGTTTTGCAATGTTGTCGATTTCTTTCTGCGAGCACATGTAGTGCGTACGGCTTGGACGCTCCCTCTTTGCTATGTCCCTCTCGGTGATACAAGCCTTTTGGCTCTCGAATGCCGCAATTGTTGTTGCTGTTTCAGGCTTAAGGCTTAAATCCCATGATGACAGGCTTACAGCCACTAAAAACCATGTTGTATTCATTTACTCCCCTCCTTTCAGGGCTTGTTTAAGCTCTTGTTCAGTCTCTTCCATAAGTCCGTGTACAACCTCCCAGGCATTGGCTGATCCGTTATAATAACTACATACTTTTTCGTTTTTACCTTCTGCTTTTTTTGCTAGTTCACGACTTGACTTCTCATTAAACCTAGCACAGTGAATCTTAATGTAATCATGCTTTTTCTTTACAACTTTAATAGCCTCCATCAAAGCGGCGTTTTGTTTTTCAAGATCCATAATATATAAAGCGGCTGTCTCATTTTCTTCAGCAACAACTTCAAATTCTGTGCTATTTAATTTATCCATTCTCACTTCTCCTCGTATGTTATTTTTTCAATATGTAGTATCTCACCGCCATTCATGGTCTGGGCTTTATTAGGCTCTACTCTCGTTAATGAGCAAAATGTGCCACCGCTAAACTCGCATCCTGTATGCCAAACCACCCAAGCCTCATGCACAACAGGCTCTTTGTGCTCGGCTATGAGGTTTAACTCTTCACCGTAGCCTGATGGGCTGAGTGTTTCAGGTGGATAACAAGATTCACCATACAAAACACCGTCTAAACTAAACCAGTGTAGTTTATCTTCATCCCTACAGAGAGCAAAATTGTTTACAATGGCATCTACAGTGCTTAAGTTATCTTCACTATCAACATACGTCTTCCCGACTTCTAGTTTAATCGTCACAATCACTCTCCCACTTTAACAGGCTCTGGTAACAAGTCGCACTGTTCGTTTTTAGTTGTTTGTATTAGTTCTAGTTGGTCTTTTAGGCGTTGGTTTTCTTTTAATATTGTAACTACTCTGTCTTTTTCCAGTTCAAATTCTGTTTTTAAATTTTCGTTTTCTGCTTCTAAAGCTTTATTATCGTAGTGCATAGATATTGCAATACAAAGCATTATTCCTGCACAAACAATAATCACTTCTTCAAGAAACCTACTCATACCTACACCCCCATCTGAAACAGCTCGTAAGCCAGTTTAATTGCATGAAACATACCAACCATTGCATAGTATCCTCCAACTACCAGAAACGCACTGATAGCCGTTAGAGTTACCTTTTGCGTTAGATTAAACATGCCGTTACCCTTTCATTTCGTAAATGTAATCAGCAAGGCTTTTAAAGATATGAGGCTTGCCTGCTACGTTAATAACCTGTGGGTTGCTGTAAGCGTGAAATACATCATCCGTTACCACTTCTACTAGCTCGCCTACTGTGTCAGGGTCTACAAGACCATGCGTACCTTCCACATCTGTAATCTCGCCTTGTTCATCAAGC